TAACGCCATCCCGACGGACGAAGTAATGACCCCTCCCGGCACTGACGACCCGTCGACTCCACCAAATGCCCCGGCACTGTTGAACTGAAGCTGCCCATCACTGCCCGCCGGAGTTCCGCCCGCCCCACCACCAATCGCCGACAGAAACGCCGCGGCATCCAGCAGCGTCACCGTATTGTCCGCGTTGATCCGCGCATACCGGACCGCCCCCGGATTGGCCAGGGTCATCAGTGCGTGCCCTAACGTGGTCGAGCCGGTGATGGTGGAGGGTTCCTGCGTCCCAGTGTGATTCGCACGGTTAAGCAGGGTGGCGTCGGACGAGTTGGCTGTCGCGAATGACGCTATGTTATTGAGTTTGTTCTGGTCGGATGCCGAAATGACCCCGGCTAGCAGTCCGGTGGCTTTTAAGATAGTCGCCGAATTGCCGGTGGACGAGGTGACAAAAACCTCTTCCGAGTTGCGCGTGAATCCGAGATTTGTTGTGAGGCGAGCATCATCCTCGACGCACGCTTGGATTGCAGACCGGAACGCCGCCGAGTCCAGCAGGGTCACCGTATTGTCCGCGTTGATCCGCGCATACCGGACCGCCCCCGGATTGGGGAGGGTCATCAGGCCCCGTCCTACAGTCGTCGAGTCACTGATCGCAGATGCCGGATGCGTGTGCGCCGTCGGCGTTCTGGCGTCGCTGAGGCGAGCGTCGTCCTCGACCACCGCTTGGATGTCACCCCGGAAATCGGCGGAGGACCGAAGGGTCACCGTATTGTCCGCGTTGATCCGCGCATAGCGCACCGCCGAGGGATTGGCCAGGGTCATCAGTGCCTGCCCTACCGTCGTTGTGCCGGTGATGGTGGATGGCAGCTGCGTCCCAGTGTGCGTCGAGCGGTCTCGCAGCGCACTGTCCGCTGCATTCGCCGTCGCCCCGGCGGCGATGCCGTTGAGCTTGATCCTGTCCGCTGCGGTCATCGCCCCGGCCAAAGTGATGGTGGCTGCCGGGACCACCACCCCGGTGCCGCTGCTGCTGCTCAGGGTGACCGTGCTGGCATCCTGAGTAATGCCGAGATTGGTGGTGCCGCCACCGCCACCGGTTGGCAGCGGGTAGAATCCACGAACTGCACTGGCATTGGTGCCGTAGTACCGGCTGGCTGCCGGCGTGCCGCCTAGCGCCAGCTCAGCCTCGACGATGTCGGCTGCCGCTTCTGCCGCGACCGACGGTTTGGATCCTGACGAATGACCGATGTAAACACTCATGATACCACGTTGCTGTCGTAGTCGAGGATGACGGTGGTGCTGTCTGCGGTGTGGGCGTAGACCGGTCGCTGAGCGTCCGCTCCCTGAAGGGCCAGGAATCCGCCATCCGCTCGCAGCAGCAGACCGCTCTGACCGGGAGTTGTCAGGCTGACCGGCCCATAGATGCGGACCCGCACGTCCTTGGCTGAGTTGTTCTGGAGAATGAGTTCGGTGCGCGCCGCTGACGCCGCGATTACCGGGACTGCTCCGTTGGCTGCTGAGGTGGCTTGTGGCATCAGTCAGAGGAGTTCGGTGTAGAGCACGGTGGCACCGGCAGCGCTGGCGAGGTAGATGGTCGCCCCGGCCGCAGACGGTTCGTTGATGTAGACGCTGGCCGGGCTGGCCGGCAGCACCAGTCCCTCAGTCGCTCCACTGGTGCTGACGTTCGCCTCGAATCCGTAAACAGCGGTGCCGGTCTTCGCGGTCATGATCAGGCCCTTGCGCCCACCTCTGCCAGGGATCTGCGCAGTACCGGATGCGGAAATGGTGATGGATGCCATGATCAGTTAGCGGGTGTAGGATTTGAATTGAGATTCGGTATGTGATTTACGGAGCACCTCGGACTCGAGTGCCACCGTCATCGCCCCAGCCAGCATGGTGGCGGTGTCGAATTTTCCCTCGGTCTGCGTGTAGAGCGCAAACCCTCCGGCCTTTACCGCCTCGGCGAGCACCTCGGGGATGTACTGCCACTGCCATGGGTTCCCGCCAGTCGCCGCCGGCGCAGACCCAACGACGCTTTCGGGGGCAATGCAGACGAACAGTTCGCCCTCATCCGAGACGACCACGTCGTTCCGCCGGTAGATTTTTGATGGCGACCAGATAGCCGAGGATGTCCGGGGCGGGGGAAGCGCATACTGGATCCAAACCTCGTCTCCGTTGGATAGTTCGCTATTCATCAGAGCGATCAAGCCATATGATGGAAGCCACCGGATCGGCTCGCCACCCAGAGTCGGGTCAGCAGTCCAAACTCCGCGCACCGTGTGCAGGTCATGCCCCGGTTGATAGATATTTCCATCCCATACCCCCTGCACCCGCCGCGGGACAAACCGGCGACCGTCGCCATCGACCGTGACGTCGAACCATGCGGCAGGAGAGCACTCCTCCCAGTCCCAGAACGTCCAGGCAAAATAGAGCGCCGACTGCAACGCCTCAGCGATCAGGCTCGCCGCGGCCCGGTCGACACCATCCTCCTCCGGCACCATGCCGGCCCGGCGCGCCACGCCCCAGACCAGATCCCGAAACGGGACGGTGCGAAACGGCATGATGTCGCGGAAGTCAGGCATCGAGTCCGGGAATTACGATAGTGGTTTTCTGTGGAGCGGTCCGCACGCGGGTGGCTGGGTTGTCGCGACGGATCTCTTTCAGGAACGTGTCATCATCCCAGCACTCGTATCCCTCCCTCTGACCCCAGTAATGGAATGCAGACGCATCGATGACGGTGGTGCACTCGCCCAGTGCGTCGGTGCCATGCTGCCCAGCAGCCTCCCGTGCGTGGTGCTGCTGCCGGAAATGGCTAGTCACCTGCCGCGCATGCACGCCCCAATGCAGTTCCCGCAGGAACTTGTTCAGCTCCTCGGTCCCCATGTGCCGTGCAAAGGAATCGAGGTCGATGAGCATTGATGAATCGTGCATGCGCGTTATCCCCCAGATGGTTCAGCCTTCCGGCTCAGGCTCAGGCTCAGGTTTGGAATCCGGCTCAGGCTCAGGCGTCGGCTCCGGTTTGGATCTCCGCCGGCGAGGTTTCTCGGCATCATCGGCAGCGGTGATGGCGTCAGCCAATGCCGCCGCCACCTCCGGATCGTCCAGAGCAACCATGCCGCCGCGGCTCTTTGCGAATTTGATGATGGTGTCGACCATAACAAATTGTGATTGATGACAGCAGCCTCAGGCCGCGGCAGTGGTGATCCGCCCGTGCGCCTGAGGATTGGAGACCTCGAGCCCGTAGATGTACTCGATCATGCGCCGGTGACCGCCACCACGGTACTCCAGTGGCTTGAGGGTCGGGGGGCGAACCGCCCGCAACTTCACCTGCGTCATATCGACGATCAACGCATGCACGCCGGACGGCAGGCTGTAGTGGACGTGCAGCCGCAGCTTTCCGAAATCGGACTCGTACACCTGAATGTTCAGGGTCATTGTCGAGTCTTTTGCGTTAGCGTTGAATCGGCGGAGCGGTGCCGTCGTAGCTGAGGCGTCGCCGGTTCGTGCCCACCCGGAAATCACCGCCTTGAAAGCAGGACTGACAAAGACATCCCAGTTCCCGGTCCGGCGCGCAGTGCTCGCAATGCTTTGCATGATCGTGCGTACCTCATCCTCGATCACATCCGTAGCGTTGGCTTGGCTAAGCAGCAGATTGCCGGTCGGCGTGCGCGCCGCCGACGGCACCGGCAGCTCCGCCTGTGCCGTGTTCCGGATCCAGTGCGCCAGGCCGCGCATTTTCATTGGGTTGGCACTGTCAGTGTAGGGCAAACTATCCGAATTCTTGAGCAGAGTAAGCTCCAGATTTTCCCGCGCCAGCACCAGACCGTCCGCCACGTTGTCGGCGAGCAGTCCCCCGGATACCGCATACTCTTCACCCAGTTCCTCGGCCATGTCGCTCACCCCCACCACAACCCGGCTTTTCTGCACGCGCCCCTGCAACATGTGCTTGTTGGACTCGTTGTTGATGACTTCGCCGTCTGCCACATCAACACCATCGGAGATGGCGTTGTCGGTCGGCGTGTGGCGCTGCTTGAACGGGAACTCGTACAGGGATGACTTAGGCTTTGGCCCGCGAGGGGCCATGGAGCTGAACGGACACTCCTCTGCGCGAGCGAGGGCGAACGAGTTGCTGACGTCCCGGATCCGGAACGTGCTGCTGATAGTGGAATCGAGTAGATCGGGCATTGTGTTGGTTGGTTGGTCCCGCAGATTGATTTGTGTCAGGCTGCCAGTTCGGCTCTGACCAGAGCAGCGAAGTCCTCGGGATCGCGGGATTCCCTAGCTTTCGCTGCCAGTGTTTCGAGGTTTGGTTTGCCCCCACTCTTGCCGAGCGGTGGCGCTCCCTTCACCGCTACCGGTTTGGCGGCGGCGGCGCTGACGGGTTTGGTCCCCGGTTTCACAGATTGAGTCACAGACGGACCGACAGCCTTCCCGCCCTTGACAGGAACCCTGACGTACTTGGCTTTGCCAGAGGATTCGTCGGCTGCTTCCTTGAGCCCGCGCACTGCGGCCGCGAGGAACATCTCCCAGTTGTCCATCGAGACCTTAATCGATGGGCACCGCTTGAGTGCCTCCTGCGCAAACGCATGCTCCTCGGATCCCTCCTTGAACAGCCCAGGGCAGATCGCTTCCGCCTGCTCCCAGGGTTTGGTAGTCGACCGGACGTGGAGGCGGCGCTGAGCATCAGGTGCAGCATCGAGGACTGCCTCAGCATACTGCAGTTTTTCCTGCGCCATCTCCTCACTGATCTCCACATCCCCATGGTCACCTCGGATGATGCCACCGTAGGGGTTTTTGCGAACCCAGTCCTTGATCTGCTTCGCAACGGACAGTCGCGTCTGCAGATCCTGCTCAGTCTCGACATCAGCCAGGGGAGCGGACACTGTCGGCGCAATCGTCACCATCTTCGCAGCAGCAGCCCTCAGCTCCCTGAGCTGCTTGCCTTGCGAAGACAGGCGTTTCTGCACCCATTTCGGCAGTTTCGAGTAGGACTTTTCGTCCTCTTCGTCAGCCTCGTCGGTTTCTTCCTCCGGTTCATCGGACTCCTCTTCGGTGTCGTCGGTTTCCTCCTCGGGTTCGTCGGACTCCTCCTCGGTATCGTCGGTTTCCTCCTCAGGGATCTCCTCGTCGTCAGTGCCTGCCTCGTCTTCAGGATCGGGCTGGTCGGGATCGTCAGGGTCGTATGCCGGTTTCCCGGCTTTCACTCCCCGACGGTCAGTCTGTCTCGTCTGTTTCGTGGTCGTTTCGCCCAGATCGGCCATAACCGCCGCCTCGAAGGCAACGGAGGGATCTGTTGGCGCGGCCGCCTCGGGGCCGCCTGCAGTGGCAGATGTCTGCTGGTTAGTTGGTACAGCCATTGGGTACAGAGCGGATGCTCAGGCCCCCACCATCCCCCCCAACCCCGGGTGCGCCACTGCCGGCGCGCCCGGGTCGGACCGATTCGGTCCGATTCGGACGGATTCAGCCCGATTCGGACCTATCTTTCATGGCAGATCACGCCTCCGCATCCGTTGACGCCATCCGCCAGATGGATTCCGCAGCCTCGGACCACGCCTGCGCGCCCCCCAACTGGAACTGCTGGCCGGGCTTGTCCTCGCTGGCCAGCGCTGCGGCGGCAGCAAACCCACCGATGGCTTCGCGGCGCATCCATTGCAGCAGCCCGCGCACCAACGGCGTGCTCTCGTTGGACCGCAACTCATCCGCCAGATTCTCCATGTCCACTGGTTCACCAAGATCAAGATCGTAGATTGATAGCATGTCAGGCGGTTGGTTCGGATTGGAGTTCGTCGACGCCCTTGCGGCCGATCTGTGCGTTCTGCTGCTGCTCGAGCTGGAACTGATGGAACTGCATCCGGTTCTCGATGAGCGCAGCGATGTCAGGATTCGCCTGAGCGATGCGGGCCGCGGCGGTGGGGGTGCCATCCGGATTCTGCGCAGTCATGCGCCGGCGCAGGGTCTCCAGCCGGGCCTGATGATCGCGGCCGGGAACATATGGCTGCTCCATCCCCAGCAGCAGCTGGCCGAGTGCACGGTCCTCGTCCTCGATCTCCGATGCCTTTGTCTGCTCGCTCGATTGCGGGATGATCTCCGACACCCACCCCGGCATGATCGCCGAGACGGCGGCCCGCAGGATGTTGTTCGTGTTGATGCTGCCGCTGCGGTCGAGCGGCAGCAGACCCTCGTTCAGCACCTGCAGTTTCTTGAGCACCGTCGCCACATCGAAGTCAGCCGGATCAAACGTCAGGTCCAGACTCACCTGCCCCTGAATGTCCTCGCGAGTGGCTTGCAGATCCACCGGCAGCCCACGCACCGACGCCACCCTCAACTGCTCTGGCGCATACTCTTGGATGAGCTGGAACGTCAACTTCCAGACCTCCCTCAGATCAGCCATGAAGTGGTTCACCCTGGCGCGAGCCCGGGTGAGCCGCACGTCAGGGTCTACCGCCGCCCCTCGCCCCCAGTAGCGGTCCGATGATAGGCGGATGTCCAGTTCCGCCCGCTCGCTCGCGCCCGGGTCGCCGGGTGGTTTGATCCAATTGATGCCGGCCGCGCCGCCTCCGGTGCGCCGCGGAATTTGCACCCCCGGCCGCAGGAGTGGGAACCGCCCACCAGCCTGCTGCACCGGCACCTCCGCCGGCGGCAACAGTTGGAGACTGGCATTGTCGTTCCGTTGATCCCGATGCGTCTTCAGCGACGACTGATCAGAGAACGAGATCTCGCCGACCCCGCGACTCTCGACCATCGTTTTTGCTTTGATCTCCCTGACACGTTCTCGAAATGGGTACTTCCCATGTGCATACGGACATGGCTCATGGATCGCGGATTCGTCATCGATCCATCCGCTCAGCACCGTCCTGTACACGCACGGCACCCCAGCCTGCGCCGTCGCACGGTAGTACACATGGAGCACTTGATAGAGTGGTGTCTCGTGCGAGGAACCGGCATCGACTCCGGTTCCCACCATCCCGCCAGCCATCACCCAATCCCGCTGCGACGCCCACTGCTGCGCCCCGAAATCGAACGCCTTTCCTTTGTTCTCTAGCAACCTCTCCACCCATGTCTCGGACCAACCCTCCGACGCCACCCGCTCCCTCAGCTCCGCCTCCGACATCCACTCTGCCAGCGCAACCCATGGCGCTTTCTGGATGTGCCTGCACTCCGGCGGGTAGAGGGCATCGATGTACGGCATGCATGCTTTCCAGCAGGGTTTGGATTGGTGGACGTAGGGGACGAAGTACTCTGCCTCACCAGACCTCCGCACGTCGCCGGCAATCCGGCGCGCCTCGCTCTCCGGCATTGCATCGTCGTATGCCATCAGCACTGCCACCAACTCCTCCACCTCAGCAGGATCGCGCACCACCTCGACCATCCGCGACTCCACCCCGACCGCGATTGCCTGCTGCTGCTCCGGCGTCAGCGCCGCCGCAGGATCCTCGACCGGCTGTCCGGCCGCCTGCATCGCCATTACCGCTTCGTTGGTCGCTGCAGTCATCGCTGCCTGCACCTGCATCTGGAGCAGGTCGCGTTCTGTCAGGGTTTTCCGCTCCAACGCCTGCTCCTCCTCCCATCCGACATACAGCAGGGAGTGCCCGAACTCCTCCGCCCAGTCCGCCCATTGCAGCGCTGCCGTGCGACACTCCTCCCGAGTCTCGTCCTGATAGTACTCCGCCACCCCAGCCCACAGCACCGCTTTGTTCTGGGCATCGTTGTCGGCAGTCAGATCGCGCGGACCGACCCGAAACCGGGCGAGGTCATAGGCGACGATCAGCTGATCGGTCCGCTCGTTGATCAGCTCATCGATGAGCGGCACCCGCGCATCGGACGCGCCGGGCCACGGGAATACCTTGCGGGGATCCGTCCCCTCAAGCAGTTCCTTCCGCCCGCTCCAAGACTGTCCCTCCCACCAATTGTGCCTCGTCCAGTGGTTCACTTCCATCCTAGCGTAATAGTCGAGATTCCCGGCCCGCTCAGCGGCGCGCCGGATCTCATCGACCATGGATTTAATGTCAGGCTTGTCGCGCGGCGACAGTGCCGTCATAGCAGTTTCGTCATTCATGTGGTTTCGGGTTGTGGTTTGGGTTCTGGGAGAAGGGTGCGCAGTACATCGTCGCGCCGGTAGACACCATGGCTGCTGCCTCCGAGCGACACTCGCTCGATCTGTCCGCCGCTCAGCAGCTTGCGGACCGTGTGGCGGCCAATGCCAAGATGCGCCGCCAGTTCGAGGACCTTGCTATAGCGGAGCAGGGGAGGGTATGTGGTGCGTGCGGATTCGGTAGTCATGGTGGGGAATTAGTATGAGCCTCCGCCGACTGGCTCGAGGGCACCGCCTCCGAGGTACTCGGGGTTGGCGTTGACGAGGTATGCCACGCAGTCCCGCGGATCCTTGCATGCTTCGTCGCGGCTGCGGGTCGGCGGTCCGTAAGTCTGGAACATGAACACAACAGCCCGGCAGTTGTCAGTGACCTGCAACCTCGGAGCATTGAGCGGGGACACCGGCTTCCCCTCATCGTAGTCGAGGTGGTCGTTGATCAGTGCGTCGCCCTCCGCCAGCCGGTCGCCGCTCGCCGGGATCCACGCCATCCCGGGCTGCAGATTGAGTTCGTCCATGATGGTGCTGGCGGCCCCGTGCGCCGTCGTCTGCGCCTGACCCAGCCGGGAGTCCATGTAACTCTCCGCCGGCACAATGGGAGCCCCGCTGCATCCGTCTGCGCTCGATGACCACCACGCCCCAATCTCCTCGCGGATCCTCCTGATCTCCGCCGCATACCGCTCAAATCCCCAGCCGAATGAATCCTGCGCATCGCCGGCGTCGCCATTGCGGGCACCGGTCTCACTGGTAACCGCCCACGCCCCGGGATCGCCAACGTCTGGAATGAAGTCACCCTCCTGCGGCCATTCCCTGACAATAAACTTGCGGCCGGCGGGATCCACCACCGCCCAGAGCATGAACCAATTCCGCGCACCAGCCGGGTCGCAGATCTCGTACCACGTCCCCTCGCGCGGCACCGCCTCGCGCGGCACCACATGCACGGTGTCCCTCCATTTCGGAAACGTCGACGCCCATCCCTTCGCCACATCGCCATACGCGATCACCCTAACATAATCCTCCTTCGCACCCGCACACTGCTGCGCCATCGCGGGATAGTTCCCGCGGAACACGTTGTCCCGCGTGTGGAAATATGCCACCAGCCTAGTGCGCCGGCGCGGCTGCTTGAACCTCGGCACCCGCTGCACTGTTCCGTTTTTGAGCGGCAGCAGCTCCGCCTCGACGTCCTCGATGGTCACGGCCCCGTCGAGGAAATCCGCCACCGTCGCACTGTACCCCTCTTTCGGGGTAAAACTGATCAGGTGGCATCCGTAATAGACCAACGCAATCAGGGCGGGAGGGAGCGTCCCGCCCTCTTCCAGAATCCGGATCGCCTCGCGGATCCCTGACAGAAACGATTCCCGCTTGGTGTCCTCGGCCCGCGACAGCAACCGCTCGCGCACCGTGTCGCACGTTGCTTTGGGTATCAACTCGTCCGATGTCGCACACGTCAACTCGGCCCCCTGCAAGGTGGAGTCCTGCGATTTATAGAACTTGAAGTCCATCATGCCGCCAGCGCTGCATTCGTTGCCCCGCCAGTCCTTCGCCTGCCAGCTCAAGGTAAATTGGTTGCCGGTGAATCCGTTGCCCTCGCTATAGCTGAAGTGCGTGCTTTTATCCTTTTTGTGCTTTCCCGTGGTGGTGTCCAATTCCCTCGGCAGGAACCGGTGCACCCTGCGCTGCTGGATGCGCTTCGACGAGGTCTCGATCTCATGCAGCCCCCAGCACCACGCAGCAGGTGTCCAGAAGAAGTGCTGCACTAACCGTTTGGTGGCGAACTCCGTCTTGCCCGACCGGATGCCTCCCATCAGCAGCACCTCCAGCTGCACGCCCGGGTTCTCCAGCCGCATCCTCGCCACCCGCAGGTCCACCTGGTGCCAGAACGGTGGTTCGTATCCCGACCGCAGGGGATCCTCCTGCTCCTCCTCGATGACCCGCTTCCTCGCCCCGATCATCCGCAGCAGCCGGTCGTACCCCACCACCTCCGATGCCTCACCGATTCGCACGACGCACTGCGTCATGTCGTAGGGAGCATCCCAATCGATGGCGATGGCTGGGTACACCGGGTGCTCCAGCTGACCGGCGACGATTTTCTCGAGATGGTCGCGGAGGTCCATGGTCAGAATTCCTGCTCTGGTCCCATGTCGTCATCCTGCACGGTCTTGCGGCGGGTCAGATCGTACAGTTTCACCGTGACGCCGCTGCTATTTTTTGGCGCAAACGGTCTCACCATCTGAAAGAGCACCGGATTGAGGATGTCCGCATGCAGCTTGATGGTGAGCCAGGTGTCGTCGTTCTTCTGATGCTCAATCACCACGCCGATCTCGCGCATCTCCGGCGATGTCTTGCCAGTAGCGTCGGTGTATTCGCCGACCTGCATCTTGAGTACCTTGGTTACTTTTGCCATATGATTAGAATTTGAGGTCTTGGTCTTCTGACTGTTGTGGTTTCTGGCGTTTGTCAGGATTATTGCTGTACAGAGCGGGGGTCAGGCTCGCGAACCGCATGTGCTTGCCGTGGAACAGAATGGGGATTTCCACCGTTGGCACGTTCCGGCCTTTCAGGATCTCCAGCGTAGCCTGCGCCTCGTACCATGACTGCGCGTCCCACTCAGGTTCATGCAGCTGCTCATGCGCGGGTTCCCGATTCCGGAATGCTGCTTTGTTCTCCCAAGTCTGCTTCGCATCGTCGCTTAACTTCTCCCATTTTTTGTAATACGGATCACGGTGCAGTGACATCAGGACGTCGGCGTATTCCTCAATCGCGCCCGATTCCTTAAAGTCTTTCATCGCTGGCTTGCTCCCGGGATTATCGGCGGCGCTTCGTCCGACCTGAGCCAGCCCCACCACGACGATGTTGTGACGTTTCGCCAATCCCTTGAGAACAGCACACGCTTCTTCAATCGCCATCCGCTTCTCCCTCTGGTTCGCCTTTTCACTAGCTTTGATAAGCTGGATGTAGTCGATGATGACGACGGGAGGGCACAGATCCTTTGAATCCGGCGACCATCCGATGCGCCGCACCCACTGCCCGACGACGGTCCGCAGCTCCTGCGTGGTTGCGCCATAGGAGTCGTAGAACGTCAGCATGCCGGTGGCGACCGCCGCTAGCTTCTCAGCCATCATCTGAATCTGCTGACCGCTTTCCTTCACCTCTGCGTTGGTGACCGGGTGCGCGGCACCCTCCGCCATCCGGCCTTTCCGTTCCCATTTCGCCTGCAGTTTCTCGACGGCGAGATCAAAGATACCGATCTTGATGTCCTCGGCGGTCTTGCCGGCCCGCTCCGCCAACACCTCCTGCGCCGCCGCCCAGATCGCACCCTCGCAATCACTGAACATCCCGGTGCGAGACTTTGCGAACTGGATTTCGCATCGCCCCATGATCATCCGCTCCATGATTTGAGCATCTGACATCTCGAGCGTGATCAACAGAGCAGGCACATTCTTTCTGTTCGCAGCGTCCAGTGCGATTCCCTCAGCGACACCTGCACCCCAACTCGTCTTCCCCATCGCCGGTCTCGCGCCCAGCACCACAAAATCCTGTCGCTGGAACCCGTTGACCACTCGATCCACGTCCGCAAACCCAATCGCCAATCCCAGTGGCTGACCCCGGTGCCGGTATCTGTTCGTCATGGTCGTCGCCACCTCGGCGAGAGCGTCGCCTCCGGTCCGCAGTCCACGGTGCGTTGTCATGGCACTAACCTGCAGTCGCTCAGCGCCAGCCATCACACTTTCCAGCACCCCCCGGAACTCCTCCTCGGTTTCCGCACTCTCATGCACCTGCTTCATCGCCGCATCGAGGATGCCAAGGAACTCCCGCCGGCGCGCCTTGCCGCGGACCAACCGTGCGTATTCCCTGACATTCCCGGGATTCGGGCAGGCAACAATCCATTCGTTCACCACCCCAACCTCGCGCTCCTCCAGCAGCTTCGCGTCCAGCATCCGCATCATCAACGTCGCGCAGTCCACCGGCTGCCCTGCGTTCGCCATCCCCCTCATCAAGTCGAACGCCTGCTGGTGCAGTTTGAACCCAAAATCGACCGCAGTCAGGGCATCGATAGCCACCGGCAGTGCGAGATCCGGCGATAGCAGCATCGCCCCCAGCACCGCCCGCTCACCCCGCATTGCCTCACTGATCCCGCTCATGCCGCCCCCCTCTCATGCTTTGCGAGCCATCGGCGGCACTCGAGCTGGACGCAGTCGATCTGGTACTCCCATGGGATGTTGGGCGGGTCGCCGTACATCGCCTCCCATGCCCGCTCCCACCCATCAGGCGCAGGCAGCTTGGCAGGTGGCGGCAGCGGATCCGCACCGTCCGCTGGCGGTGGGCAATCGCCGGGCCGGGTGCGGCGCAGCCAGTTGGACAGAAACCGTCCCCACTGCTTTTTCGCGCCCCTGGACGGATTGTCCATCACCCACCCCGCAGCAGTGCGCAGCGCACCGGGAACGTCGATGGCAGGATAGGCCCGCTGCCACTCCGCCATCAGCACAGGCGGCACCCGAAACGCCACCCCGTCCCACTCGACCACAGGAGCGACCACCCCCCCCTTCGATTTTTTGGGCAACGGATCGATGTCCAGAAGGACAGAGGTTCCCTCCTGCGCTCGTGTGCGGGCGCTCGCGTCCGCACTGAGGGTTCTCTGAGGGTTCTCTTTGGGTTCTATGAGGGTTTGGGTGCCACTGTGGCACCCGTGGGGTGTCTGTGTGGCACCCGTGGGGTGTCTGTGTGGCACCCGTGGGGTGTCTGTGTGGCACCCGTCAACGGGTGTCTGTGTGGCACCCGTGCCACTGTGGCACCCGTCAACGGGTGTCTGTGTGGCACCCGTGAGAGGCATCCTAGGATGGACGACATACGTCGGAGTCTGGTGATGGGCACCACCACCAACTGCGCCCGTCACACTGATCTGCCTGTCGGCGACTAGGTCGCGCAGGGTGCGCTGCACAGTCCGCTCACCCAGTCTAGTCCGGCGGCAAATGGATCCCACACTCGGCCAGCAGATGCCGTCATCATTGGCCTGATCAGCCAATGCGACCAGTACGCTGACTTTGGCAGGGGTGTCGACGGTCGATCCGTATGCTCTGGTGATGATGGCGTTGCTCATGGATTCAGAGCGCGGAGGATTCGGGTCAGGAGGGAGGGCTGCATGCGGCGCAGCAGCCACTGGTATCCGCGCAGGCAGACGCGGGCGTCGACGTCGGCGGCATGGACTGCGGGACGGTGCTGGCCTGAGAGGTCGGCGAGGGCGTCGAGGGATGAGCTGCCCGGCCCGATGATGCCGGCGCGGCGTGCCGCCAGCAGGGTCGCCTGCGAGCACTCCCAACGGTGGGGCAGCGGCGAGGGCATCCCGATGCGGCGAGAGGCGGCGTCGAGGAAGGCGCGGTCGAACCCGGCGTTGTGCGCTAGCGGGTCGACAGAGAAGACAGTTCCCGGGCGGGCCAAAAGCCACCCGCGGAAGGATGCCAGCACCTCGGCGATGGGCACCGCACCAGATGCCACCCACAGGTCTCGGTCGTACCCGTTCACCTCCACCGCTACAGGGTCGATGAGGGCGTCGGCATCAGGCAGCACCAGCCGGTAGAACGGTGCCTGGGTCCATTCTGGGTGGGCAGCAAACGACAGGATGGGGTGGCGCGCAGGGTCGAGCCCGCCGGTTTCGAGATCGATGGCGAGGAGAGATGAGGTCAGGGGATGTGGAGGCATGTGTCAGGGAGTGAAGGTTGGGGAGATGCAGGTGAGCCCGCCGTCGGCGTTGACTCGGATGCGGAGGGTTTTGCCGACGGTGAGCCGGGCGGAGGCGCGCACCCGGACCGGGGTGGCGATTCCCTCGAGGTCGACGGCGACGAAGCAGGGGTTGGGCATGAGGCGGCAGATCTTCGCCGACAGTTCGATGGGTTGAGCTGGGGCAGCGGTCTCTGGTGCAGCCGGAGCCGCCCAGCCCAGCCGGCGCGCCGGATCCAGCGTCGCCGCCCCCACCCCCTCCTTTTCGCTCGCAGGAAGCCCCAGAAACGCGCGCAGAGCGTCGACCCCGGCGGGGAGCCATTCCACCCGTCCCCGCTCGTCCTGCGTCCAGTGGAGCGCTTCCTTGAGGTCGCGGCGTGCGGCGGCGATCACCCGGGGTGCGACACCCAGCTGCCGGGCAAGGGCGTCGTCAGCGGCAGCCACGCGCCCCCCCTCTCCTTTTGAAATTTATTTCTCCCGTGGGAATCCAATCTAATTGGCGGGCGGACGCGCGCGGGCGCACCCCCTCCCCCCCGGTCAATTGATAGGAAAACGGGCCGGAAGTGATAGGGTTCCCCGGTTGGGCAAACCCTCGACCAGCCCAGTTTCCCGGGGGAGGAGAGGTATAGCGGGCTGAATAGCAGTGGTGCATAGGTTGAGAATCAACGGGTTACGTGGGTAAGGCAGAACATTGCATATCTCCTGAGGTGCCTTTTGAGGCCTCAACCGGCACCTCGATGACCGGGGCGCAGAGGGGGTGGCGGGCCGGTGGCTCGAGGGCGCTTGTTGCGGAGATTTCCGGCGAGCCGGTTCCCATTCCGCGCATCTGGGCAGCCAAGAACCTGCGGAACTCAGCCACCTCGGGATCCTCGACGACCTCGACTCGGCTGGTGGCGCCGCCGCTCAGCAGCTCCGCCTTGTCGATGAGGGCGCAGACCTCGATGGGGGAGACCTTGCCGCTCTTTGCCCGGTCGACGAGGGAGTCGAGGGAGAGGGTGACGACGGCGCGCAGCTGACGCAGAGTCCTTTCTTTATAAGATCGGAAGA